CTTTTTAATGGTCATCGCAGTCGCAAGGAGCAAAACCGCAGCAAGGGCAACGGAATGGTGGCTCCTCATTATTACGTAGTTTCTTCACAAAGAAAGAGATTCTCCTCCCGCACTTTTGTAATAGTACCCCTACCGTCGATAAAAATCCTGTAATCATAGAATAAATCATTTTCTAGCACCTCCAGGACCACTGCTTTGAGTCGTAGTGTAGTGTTTTCACCAGATAGATAAGGGTCATATAGTACCCATTCGTCTATTTTAAATTTCCGGCTCTTCATTACTGCTTATAACTCGATCTATGTGACCCTCCGACACGTACATAGTCTTTCCTTCAGTGTATACCATATAGTGAAAATCGGTCCAGATCGTAGATTCAACAAAAATCCGCTCATGATCGCTCAAAACTTTTAATATTAATGCGGGCCTTTTCTTATATTTTTTGCGGCGCTCTCTTAAGAGAACCAAATCGCCCGCCTTGATTTCTTCGATTAATTTTCCGGAGGACATTCTTGTTGTTCCTCTTTTTGGCTTGTTATAATCTCATAAAGCTTTTTGGGAGACAAATCACTTTGATCATAAATTTTTATTACTCTCCAATCGATTATGCCAGCAATACGGAGAGCATAAGCGATCCATTCACTACAATACCATTTGTTTTTTTGTTTAATATTAAAAGACAACAATTGAGATAAAATCATTCCCACCCAGTCGTATTTACACCCTTCTGTTTCTTGATAAAAATCTTGAATAACTTCATGTTGTACTTCATCAATTTCTAAAGATACAAAATCCCAATTGTCTAAATCAAAATCAGTTTTAATCCTTTTTGAAACTGTGGCCGTCAAAAGAGGGCTGATACTTATCCATGTGTAATTGTCTGGCATGATAAGTTCGGCATGGCTATAGGGACTTTTTGTCCACCACCGCACTATCTTATGTTTCCAGTTGCCCTTTCCTTTGTAGAACGCGACTTTAACTTTCATCTTGGCGTTCCTCCAAAGTACCCGTGATCCAGTCCATTAGAGGAAAGACGACGTTCCAACTTTTATTTTGATTATGCATATGGTGGTTCCAATGCCACCAAAAATGCCTTTTAGCTATATGGGGGTATATATGTAAAAGTTTGTGCACAATTACAAATGCCGCCCCATATACCACCAGCGCTATATAAAACGCGGGCACTACAGAATAGAGCGGCAGATAGAGCGCCAGAAACGCTAAAAGCCCCAGTGTTTCGCGCTTGGTTACGCGAGTATCTAGGAACTTATTATTGCGTGATTCAATATGGTGCTGTCTTAGGTGAAAAGCGAAAATACTATTTTGTTTTTTTCCAAGACCATGAAAGAAATATTTGTGGACGTACCATTCCATGAAATTTGCATAAAGTAATCCGAGACTAAACGCAAAAATAGTTCCCACTCATAATTCTCCTTCATTAATAATTATACCATATTTTTTAACAGAAGGATAAAAAAATAATTTATTTTAATCGACGTGAAGCAATAGCCAATTCAATCTCTTCTGTTGGCAGATCCATCGAGTCTTTTAACTCCCACAGAGCCTTCTCGATTTCATCGGTAGTTTCACGAGTTAAATCAGCATTAATGTGATATGTTCTCATGATTTCTTGGTCCGCAGTATAACGAACCCGGTTGCGTGCACGAATTTGATCGCGCCTTTGTTGAAGTCTGTCCATTTTCTTGTCTCCTATAAAAAAGGGAGCCAGATTGCTCTGGCCCCCGAAGTTCCTATTACTTAGTCTACTCAACTCGCAGAGGAACAGTTTCTCCTGAAAATACTTGCGAATAAATTGGCAAGCCATCGGGACCTGCGGAAAGTTCCATCGATAGATTAAATACCGATGCTCCTCCCCATCCTGCATCTAGCTTGTTGAGAGCGTCAGCGGGTACCATAAACCCACCATCGTTATCAAACTTGCAAAGCATTTGGTTTTCTCCTAAAATGGCTGCAAAGAAGACATGATCTCCACTAGCGTTGCCATAATCTACGAGTAAGCCGCCGCCATTGTACACTAGATTGTCTGCAGAAAAATATACTTGGTCAGGTATGGTCGCAAATTCTTCGACGCTCCAGGTGCCAAAATACGACGTAAAGTCGCCATCGGCTTCGACGCTGATATTTTGTCCTTGCTTGAAGTCCGGGCGATCTGTTAAGATACGACCTTCTTCCATTTCGTGAGAATTCCAAACATAAAAGGGCAAAGTTCCTTCAAAGCTTTTCTCCATTCGATAAGAACGATAATCATTGGAAAGTTCAACCCAGTTGCCTGCGGAACGGGCACTATCGGGAATTCCAGGGAAAGCGCTCTCTGGGAACATAGAAACAATTTCTTCATTAGTTCCACTCCAGCATTCGCCGGCTTCTAAGCTATCCCAAGGGTTTTCACAATATGAAATAGGTCCGGGGGGTTCCCAAAAGACAGCAGAAATTCCGTCTGCTCCGACGCCTTGAGGCTCATTGATATCTACAATAGAATCATAGTTTTCAATATTAACTGCTCCCGCAATGCGACAGACATCAATCTGAATGTCTGGAATCGGTTCGCAGTCTGCAGCCGATGAACCTTCACTATCCATAAAGATAGATCCCTTCGTCTTTTGCCAATCTTGTCCACCGACAAAAGTGTGGCCGGTGAAGCTGACATAATCGCCAACCATGATGCTGCATTGATACTCTCCATCGTCATTTGTGACCGCCGTAGAGGTCGTCTGACCGCCGGCGCACGTCACATCGGCTCCACGTACCGGAAAGCCCTGAAAGTCGATTACACGACCTTCTGCGCACGATGGAACGAATCCCATGTCGCAGTTCCACCACGAAAAGTGCGGAGCTTCAAAAATGAAATACAACTGATCGTCAGTGGCGCTGACAGTGCCGGTTGCTTCTTCGATCCAGGTTCCCTGGAGGGGATCAAAGGACCAAGTATTCTGAATGTCTCCGGGCTCCAATTTGAGACCGTCTGGAAGGCTTCCATTGGTGATTGGAATGCGCAGGGTTGCGGGCTTATCCAAGTCAATCGAAAGCTCTTCGCCATTCTCGCCAAACAATGACACGTCAACCATTCCATAAGAAACTAGTTGAGAGTCTTCACTGTTAGAAATAGCAGACAGATCGCGGGGTGCGCCAGAAAGCTCGTCAGTTGACGGGTCAACGTGAGTAACTTCAGCAGTAACATCGCCATTGTAACGCTGTCCTGTGGATTTATCCGTGAAACTATTAGGCTCAAAAGCTACAGTAGTATCCTCAATGATAAAATAAGATTCATCAAAGCTAGAGAACGTCTCGCTTCCGTCAATTGACAAAAGAGTTGCGTTGGATGCGACTGTTTCCCAAGTCATCAATGAAGTGACCTTATAATTAGACGCATAGCCGCGCTTACTAAATTTAAGCACGATGTCAGTTTGTGGCTCCATCTCTAAAAGAGTATAGGAGCCATCTGCGGCCGACGTAGCCGTGGTTTCTTGTGCAGAAATGAGAACCCCTTCGATAGGTTGTCCATTTTCATCCGTCACAAATCCTCCAATTCGACCTTGTGGGTCTAATGGAGTTACAGCGGCACTGTCGCCACTGTCGGGAGCATCCTTTCCCGAGTCCTTGTTGCATGCTGGAACAAGCAACAAGGGTAATAAAATTAATCTATTCATTTTCCTTCCTTGTTAATAGTTGTTTGATATAGTAATCTTTGGTTGTGTAGTGTCCTGCTAAAGCACCGAATGTAAGTGCGGCCATTAGAAAACACATTTGTGAAATTATATCCATTTTAATTCCTTGGTTTGGTATATACGACCATTTGCTGGTCAGAACAGAACCACGTATATGATTCATCCATCATAAACGTGGTCCATGTAGAGGTGTTATATCGAGAAGTGATATAAAAAGAGTGGATTGTCCAATTATCAATTATTCCAGGGTTATCGTCAATACATCTAACCATGAAATAATCATGATAAGGAAAATCGAAAATTAAAGCATCATCACAGGTGGAATTATCCAAATTAACGTACAGAGCATCTACGCAAGGACTTCGAGTAGTATCGAAATTAGATCCGGCGTAATTTCTATAAGCTAATGGCGGAAGACATCCGATTAGCAATAATAACAAATAAGTCATTCACTCAACAAGCTTAACAGTTCTGCCTTCTTTAATGTAGAATAGCCTTTTATGCCTCGCTCTTTAGCCAGAGCCTTCAGTTCCGTAACCTTAAGCGTCGACAGATCGGGAGCGGAGGAAGTAGAGGTTGTTGGTGTTGATTCTACTTCCTTATTTCCTACTGTTAGCCTATCAAATGTAATAATACTCTTAAATTTGTCTAAAAAGCTCATTTTACTCTCCTTCCGTAATAATTTCTAACATTTCAATTTGAAATTTGAGTGTTTCACCAGCAAGAGGATGGTTCATATCCAATACCACTTGAGTTTCTTCCAGTTGCTTGATTGTAGCTAAAAAAGGTCCATACGGGCCATTGCCTTGGACAGTCTGACCTTCTTCAAATTCAAATTCAGGGCCAAAGGCTTCCTTGGGAACCGTTTGCATTGCTTCGGGGTTTCGGGGACCATATCCTTCCTCAGCGGAGAGTACGATCTCTTTTGTTTCGCCCTCGGTCATTCCCACGATTGCTTCGTCAAAAGCTTTTAATAGCCCAGGAGAGCCCACTTCTACAAGAAGTGCCTCGCCTCGCTTATGCGAGCTATCAAATTCTGTGCCATCTGTAAGGGTTCCTACGTAATGGACTTTTACGTTGTTTCCAACTTCTACTGTTTTCATTGTTTTTCCTTTTGTTTGTAGAATAAATTTTTATTTATTAAATCTGTTGCGTATATGTCGAATGTTTCTTTTCTCATTCCGCCACATACTATTTCTAATTGTTCGTCTGTTAATTCATTATCTTGTATATTTAAATTCTTCGAAATCTTTTTTGTATTTTTCATAAGCTATTTGCCTCATTTCGGACGTCCAAATTAAGGTCGTGTCTATCGAGCTTTTATTCTCATGAGCAAAATTTATATTAAAATAAGAGTTTAAGTTTGTAAAATCCGGATTTTCAAGTTTTATAATTTCATTTACCGCCGCGGCGTTAATTTGGGAGCGCTCCAAGAGTCGGGTTTGTTCATATAAATGCCCAAGTCCGTGATATCCCTTTCCTACCCCATTTATAACAAACTGTTCAAAATCTATTTTTTCAGCAAAATATTCTTCTTTATCAAAATATTCACATATATGATTTACCATACGTACCCAAAACGGTAATTTATTTCCGGATTTTCTCTCTTTAAACTTGCCTGTTAGAGGGCATTGATATATTTCTAAGTCTGTGATTGTGTTTAAGAGCTTTTGCCATTCATCTTGAGAGTAAGGCACATAAAAACGACTTTTATAAAAACTTTCAATTCGTTGGTAGGGCTCTCGCACTATCATTAGTTTATATAATAGTGGATCTCTTGCAACTTTACGATATTCTGTTGATGAATTCGTAACCTGTGAAATTTCGCCTTTTCGGCAATGTGTCGCAGCAGATGTAGAAGCCGCCTTTAAATTAATAAGCAATATGGCTGTCTTAGTTTTATTTTGATATATACGCATTCCTTAGTAAGATGGTGGAGACGGCGGGAGTCGAACCCGCGTCCAAAGCATATTAAAATTCAAGTCATTCACAAGTTTAGTTGATTTTTACCGGTCTGACGGCCGGCATCCGCTATGTGAAAATCAACAAAAGCGGGGTGATTAATCGACTGACAAGCTAAACCCTCACCCTTTCCAATCGATGCGTCAGTTTGCTATCAGAAACTAACAAAAAGATAGATGGCTATAAGATATCGCTTACCATCCTGTTGCGATAAATACCTAAATTGGATTGATGGCTTTAGGTAACCACCCGATTAAGCCGCTAAGCGGACAGATTCGAAATTGTTATTATTATTAGCAATTATGTTTTGTATCTGCATTTAAAGTCTGCTGGTACGTTTGACTACTTGCACTATCCTTTCTCCTTACCCTGTCGAGGCCGTTTCGTCCCCTTTAATTCGTGTGTGATAACTCCTAGTGGTTCGTGGTTTTCACCATCAAGCCAAATAAGTATCTCGTTCTTTTTCTTTTCTCTCACAGAAAATTTAAATTTTATTTCTTTCTTTGCTTTTTTCATGGCGGCAGCTTCTGTTTTGTGTGAGCCGACCAAGTCGCCCATGATATAGTGTCCGTTATATTTATAAACCTTCCACATCGTCGTTAAAAAAGTTGGTTACCTTGTATTTTTTAATGGCTTTTTTAAAATCACTGTAGGTTAAACCTAAAAACCTTGCCGCGTCTTTTTTAGAGTTGGTGGGTGAAAGCGCAAACTTTAGTAAAGCCTCTTTTATAATATAACTTGATTTTCTCCAAATGTCAAATCCATAAGGTCTATTATTTATATGGTTAGCTGAAAGTTCAAACTTTATAGCTATTAGATCTTCTAAAGTTAAACTATTAATAGAAACTAACAAACTATCATCTATAAGGTTTTTAGCCTTCAATGCTAGTATAACGCTCTTATTTTTGGTTGTCAAGTTCTTTTTTGAACTTTTTATCATTTTTTTCTCAGAGATATCTAATTTGGAGTGAAGGTCTCAATTTGTCCCGTGCCGGCCTGGGCGCCTTGCTGTAACCGTTCCATCGCCTGACCCCAGAAATCCGATACTGCTTCAGCCGACTGCTCCGATGGAATAGAATCTAAGATTTTATCTCCTAGATCCTGAAGGATTTGATGATCACTTTGCACCAGATCTACTCCTATGTCTCCTGCTCGATTTAATAATGCGTCTTGTAGGTTTCGAAGAGCATCTACTGTCTGTTGGTTGGTTAGATCTCTTACCAATTCAGAAATTGCTACATCGGGCCATTGGAATGTAGCAAGTGATTCCATAGCTTGGACAACAGCTGTCATTCCTGTGGCTTTGGCTATTAGATAAAGTGCCGCTATACATATTATTGCTATACAGGCCCATTTGAGGGCGCTATATATTTTGGGGTGTTTTTCTTTAAATTTCTCAATAAAATTTAAAACTTTTGAAGTGACACTTGTGACCGTATCCCAAGATTTCTCTGCGAGTGTTTTCAACACTGCAGCCGCCTGAGAAACTAAATCCATTACGCCCTCATTAAGAACATTCTTGCTTAACACATAATCGGCAGACGTCTCCCATTCTCGCAAAAAGCCTTCTATCTCTGTGGTGGATTCTGTTAATAGATTTAATCTTATGCTAAAAGATGCTTCTGTGATCTTTTCATCTTCGAAAAGATATATTTTTCCATTCTCAGGTGTCGACGCGCCATGTTCTATAAATTGGCGCCAATTCTCCATTAAAATTTTCATAATTCTAATTCTATCTCTTCTTCATCACCACCGAAATCCATCTCAGTGTCATCTGGCGCGCCCATATCGCCTTCTTCGCTCTTAGCATCGTCATAGGCTTGATTTGTGGGCTCTTCTACGTCTGGCGCCAATTCGCCTTCGAATTTATCAAAATACAATTTAAGATTGGCGATCAAATAATCATAAAACAATTCTTGGTCTTCAGGATTAGATAATAATTCATAAGAATCAATAATTGAAGTTTGAATCTTTTTAAAGGCATTATAAGCTACATTGCGTCCAGTTTCATCTTCGCCGGCGACGCCAAAACCATCGCGGGGGTCCTCTTCGACTTCTTCATCATCAGCACTTTTTTCTGCATCAGTTCGAATATCGATAAACTTATCTTCATCGCCAATAGCTATATCTACTTCTTCTTCTAGTGCATCCGCTGCAGCAACCTCCTCACCAGCCTCATTATTAACTTCAGCAGGTGTTAAGGCATCAACTACAGCATTAATAACATGCGCGCGGAATGATTGGCGCTGTTCGGCATCGGTAGTAAGTAATTTATAATCAGTCTCTAGGACAGGAATAATTTTCTTCAAAAGATCTTCGAGAACGTTAATGCCAGTAGACTTATTGGGCACCGGGTCGTTGTCAGGGGTAGTATCCTCGCGGAGCGATTGGAGTTCAACATCAATTAAGTCTCTAACGATCCCGCGGAGGCGTTCTTCTTCTAATAACAGTGTTTCTTGGACTGTACTTCTTTTTTGCTTGACAACTTCAATTAACTGTCTTATATTCTCTCTTAAGATTTGCTCTTGCTCAGCTTTCATTGGATAATCCCTCTTTCCATAAATAGTCTCATTACTTCATCAACCATAGATAAATCTATATTTTCTTTTTTAAGTCTACTACGTTTCTTTTCTTTTTCGTTCTCGGCTTCAATATCAGTGTGGCGCCAAGGTCCTCCCTTGGCTCCTACGGCTGCACCTTGGACGGCCCCGCCACCCATTGAAGACATCTCACTTAAACCAACATTTAGGCCCAAAATAGACAAAACATCAAAAACATTATCTTCGCCGGTAAATTCTTCTAATTCTTCAATTGCATCTGAGTCTTCTTGTGCGCGCCCAAGCAAGTCTCTCATTTCGGTAGCACTAAATGGCTCACCATTATCCCGATATGTCGGGGAAACACCTTCGGGCGGTAGCAGGCTTACCCCATCTTTAATATATTTTTCAGCGCCCATCCATCGTTTCCAATCACAATCCTTTTTGCTGCAGCCGAGAATAACACTATCGCCCGCATTGAGTGGTCCTTCCTCTCCAACATATTCATAAGCTGCATTTATGGGAGAAGCATGCGAGGAAATCTCTACTTCAACGTTTGGTAAGTGATCAACATACAATTCCCAAATCTTTTGAGAATCTGCAGCAGTAATTTCGCGCCCATTAGGTAGTTTTCTACCTGCTAACACAGGGGCTGAAATTAACACTATTACACGGTCTGCTTCATCGGCATATTGTTCTACCATTGCAAGATGGCCGCGGTGTGGCGGCTTAAATGCGCCGGGGACAATAGCAACCGTTTCACCACCAGCAAATTCTCCCACAGGATCTGCATCTTCGTTGTCGATGACCTCTATTTCTTCTTCTTCTTCAGTGACCTGTCCAAATCCGCCTCCGAGGTTACCAACAATAAAGTCTCCGGTGATTTTGACAGGATTTGGTCCAAAAAGTTTCTCATCTCGCATAACAATACCTTCATGGTTCATTACATCGCCCATCGGGCTTGTCAGGGCCTTCATAACATCATTTCCAAGCATTCGAGTGGCGTGCATCAGCACTGCACCATAAATAGCATCTTGCGCATCTGCCTGATCAAGTAAATCTACCACTGGGGTCTCTCCATTTAAGATATTAAGATAAAGTTGTTTATGTAGAGAGTGTATTTTGGTCCCATCTTTTAATTTGACCACTTTATAACGTGGATTTTGGACTTCGCGCAACCATTCTTCCAAAGATTTAGTGATTTGGCGATCAGGAGACACGTTTACTGTAAAAGGTTGCGATAAAGTCGATGAAAAGTCGATTTCGTCGATTTTTTCGGTTGGAACGGAGCCATATACCTTAAAACCGTAGTTTTCGGCTACAGAATTGAGTTTCGTGACTAATTTGTCCATTGTTTGAGGATCATAGGCCACTTCGACGCTTGGAGCCTTTACTCCTTCCGGGCGCGCCATTCCAGGGCGTATATTTCCTTTGCTGGGTCCAGATTTAGCGGTTTTTTGATAAAATTGGCTTAATCCGTGAATTGCAAGGAAATTTTCATCATATTGAGTCACATTTGTCGTTCCGGCGACATATTCGGTGTTTAAAAAGCGCGATGGGTCGTCCCACATGCCTAATTCTTCTAATTCTTGTTGAATATCGGGCAAAGCTTCATTTAAAATGGTCAAAAGGGTCCGGATCGCCGGCCGCATGCCGTGGCCTTCTGGAAAACGGTCATCAACGCGGTCCATCGTAATTCCATCGATGTCTATTGGCTTTAAGGAGCCGCGATCAACCGCAAATTGCTTGTTTTCGTCGTCTCCGACCACTTTGAACGATACATTGACGCCATCTATCTTGACGGAGCCAGCGCCCTTCTTCTCAACATAGGTTTTTGCCTTCTCAAAGAAATCTAAGAGGTCAGAACCCGAGTTTACCCATCCCAAATCGAAGGGATGAGCCATATGGCCCGCCGCACCACCCATTACGAGCCCTCGTTTAGGCTTTCTTCCAATACATTAAGCCTTTCTTCTAGAACTTGGAGTTCGTTTTGCATTCTGCGTGCAGATCTGCGAGCTTCTTTCAGATGCTGCCTCGCCAAAGACAAACGACGCTCTTCTGTCATCGATTTTGGCTTAATATTGGAGATTATTTCTTCTAAACCTTGCAAATAAGTAAAAATATTTTTATCTTGAAGATTTTCATTCAGTAAGAAATCATTCCAGACTTTATTTAACGACATTTTTGCTTATTCCTTTAAGTAGTGTGAGTTGTGGCTTCGGTAGTAGTGGTTTTCTTGCGTGTTTGGCGTTTTGTTGTATTGGTTACCTTTTTTCGGGCAGTACGAGTCGAAGTAGTTGTCTTTTTCTTTGTAGTGGTTTGAGGGGAAGTTGTTTTTTCCTCTGCCGCTGTCGCTTCCACTATGGGAGTCGTTGTTTCTACTGTGATTGTCTCTACTTCTGGTGCCGTAGTTGTAACCGTGTCAGTCGTAGTAGTGTTATACGAGGCCAACCGGGCGGCGTTCCAGCGTCTTTTCCATGATTTTCCCATTTATTTTCCTCCTTTGAGCCGAGCCAAAACACGTTTGGCAGCTTCGCGGATTTGAACCTCAGTAATTTCAGCTTTTTCTTCAAGTCCGTAGGGGGACGCTCGATAATCGACCTGTACACGCTCATCAGGGCAGTTGCCCGTTCGTCGATCAGGTTTCGAACCATCCTCACATTTTTTACGAGCGGGGAGTGCAAGGGTATCCTGGCGCTTGTGGGGCTTCGGATCTTTAACCGTATCCATTCCCCAAGGCTCTTCTTCCTCTTCCATCGGACGCTTCCGTGGATCTGGGCGCCTGTCATTTGGCCCATTGCGACCGCTTGAAACTTGTCCTTCATCACGAAGACCTTTTTCTTCGCGTTTGCTATCGGCTGTGCCTTCGGTCTCTTCCTCAGCCTCTTCATCATCGTCACCACCGTGATCGATTCCTGAACCAGTTCGTTCCTCAGTAAGATGGTCAAGATTAAACTTAAAACCAAAAGCTTCTGAGAGAATCGTGGTTAATTCTCCATTTCTCCATTCTTTAGTAGACATCGTTTTCTTAGCTCCTTTTTGTAGATGTTCAAAATAAATAGTACTTTTGATGCTGTCTTCCCAGTCTCGAAAGCACATATTTCCTTTTTCGTATGCTTCGCGCTCCATTTCGCGCAGATATTCGTCGTTTTGGGCATATCCTTCACCCATTTCTCCGACATTGTCAAAGTCACCCCGACAGTTTTGTGTATGGTGTACTAATTCGTGTGATAGTGACCTCATAACGTCTTTAGGGTGACGATCTGTAATATATATGGTAATAGCTTGTGCGGCAGGATCATAGAATGCCGTTTTCCCCAGTGGGTTAGCAGCGTTCTTAGGAGATCCACGCAAAAACAATTTAGGGGGCTTGTGAAAACCCATTTTTTCCTGTGCAAAAGGCATAAATTGCTTAATCATCGGATTAATAATATCAATCATTATCTAAAAATACCTTTTTTTGCTCTTCAGAGTACCAGATATACTCTAAATAGTTACCAAATGGGTCTTTTACATAAACTCCCACCGTTCCATCGCGATGTTCTATAGTTTTTCCTAAATCATGAGGCAAATCCTCTTTGTTCTCTATCAAAATTGCAATATGCTCCCAAGGATAGTATTTTTTGTCGATTAAGGCAATGTTAGTATTTTCTACCTTTAATCTTGTGTACTTTTTATCTCGAAAAGTGACTTCAGCATCTAAATTGTTGCAATACCACTCTTCTGCGATCTTTAGATCCTCAACTTTAAGGGCTATATGGTCTATAATCGATTTCATTTAGTCGCCTACTTTAGAGGCCTCAGAAATAAGTTTTAAAGTTGGAGTAAAAAATTCAATTTCTTGTTTTGGACCTACTAACGGCATCACTACGGAAACCGAAACCAATCGATTGCCCTTTACCTCATTTTTAATTTCCATAATAATTCCATAATTCAATTCCCAATTATCACGGCTAGGATCCCACGTCGACCATTCTACAATATCTCCTACTTTTAAACTATTAGCAGCTATCGTGCCAAATGGTTCCTGTTCATCCATTATAGACGACTACCCAGGCACATATACCTTTCTTCAAAAAACCGTGCATGTGATTATAAGCTTCTTCCTTTTTTAAATAAGGGCCATCAGACACTAATTCGTCTTTGTTCATATCAAATTGATAAAGAATATATAGTGTCTTACCTTTCATCGCTGGGTCGTTCGGCAGGTATTTCTTGGTTCGAGAGTTCTTTTGTAGCATTTGCTTCATAAATAGCTCTTTTTATAACTATTGAGCCAGAAATTTCCGTTTTTTCTACCGAACGACGTTCATCTAAGTTCAATATAGTTGCTTTCCGATGTCCCGGAGTAATATTAATGACTTCTACAATTCCTGTGATGTCATAATTTTTACTTTTATTTCTTTTTTTTGCCATCGTTTGTCGCACTAAAAAGGTTATCCGCTAATATAAGGGATAACAAGGTGATAGTAGTAAATTCATAACCTGCGCAGGCGTAGACAAGCCACGAACTTATCGTTACTAAAATAATTTTCCAAAATTTATCAAATTTAAATAACACTAATCAAAGCCTATTTCTATAATTTCGTCTTTTTTTATCAAAATGGGTACCCCATCCGTGGTTAACGCCAGACAGCGTTCGTCTGTTTCGTCTCCATAATCTAAAACAAAGATTTTTGTACCGCGAAGAACTCTTACCATAGTTTTGTTACTCGGTTGATAGCACCACATCGCACCACTACCGATTATGGAGTGATAGGGGACTAATTCTCCATCTCTCTCAGTGATGGTTCCACTAATTTGCTTAACCAATCGCTTAAATTTTTTTTCATCTATGTAGTCAAATCCCATATGATAAATAGCTACTATATCCTAGATAAAGCTATTGCTGCAGCCATCAAAAACTGCACTACAGCAAAAATAGTGACCGCTTTTGTCTTAAAGGTCTTTAAATCTTCTATTTCTTGTAGCGCATTTTGTAGCTGAGAAGGAGACGCGACCTCGTCAATCTTCTCTTTCCAATCTTTTAAGTCTTGTACCCGATCCTCTTTTGCTTTTAATTCTGTGAGTTGGTTTTTGACATCTTGAAGCTCTCCACGCAAAGCTTCAATGCCATTTGAAAGTGTTTCTAGTTGTTGTAAAACTAGTCGGGAATATTGATCCCAAGATTCTCCATCAGCCATATTGTTGCCTCCTGCCGCACTCTTTTAATTAGTTTGCAGTCCGAGTTCCTGCAGTGTTGACAGTGTTTTTTCTATGTCTGAATCTCGATGTAAAATAGCTATGCCGCCGTGTTCTTCCCAAGGAATGGTGTTTTTTGTCCAATCATCGATCAAAATACTATTTTTATCGGCCCAGCGATATTTATCTCTCGACATAAAAACTTGTTGGGGGAGGGGGCTTAAGTTTTTATCAATCCAAGCTTGTTTGCCAATTTCGGATCCATATCCCATAGGGGTTGTTAATATATTCGGATTATATGGAGCAATTGCGGCCCACAATTCGGGACCATTTTCTATCCAAGGCAAGTTCTCCCAAAATTCTGCGTTATGTTCTAATTCTTTGTACATATAATTTCTAACGGACTTATTTGACCTAATATCCTCAGCGGTGATATAATCGCGTCCAAGCTCTTCCTCTAGCTCGGAAGCCTTTCCGCTTTTTAAGTCGCTTGTGATGTGCTCTACGGCCCCTAATTCGAAGTCTACAAGCACACCATCCATGTCACAGTAAATCTCGTACTCCTGCTCCTCATTTAAAAATCGTCGCCAATTTTCAAGTAGGAGTTTCATTATTGACCGTATCCTGTTGGTACCTTGATCCAAGTTGGTGTTCCTGAAGGTGGTAGATCGGCTATAGCGGCATCAATCTTTGTTCCGTATGAAGCATTAGTGAATGTTCCGTGCCAACCATATCCTGATAAATCTTTAACAGTATTTCCATTACCTTCATTAAGTCTCCAATATCCTACAAGACCATCGCCGCCCGAATCTTTATGATTGTAATCCACACCACCATTATATACATTCGTAACCCAATCGGCATCTTTGGCTTCACTATAAATAGCTATTTCATCAAGCCCACATGCGTTTCCGTTGTTATATTTAGCATTTCTTAGTCCTGATTCTGAGTCCGTTCCTGAAGCTACTACTACGCGCATACCAAAAGCTAAACCCCGGGCCATCTGAGCGCCAGTGTGGCTCGTCCAGTTCACAGATTGCTTTGCTTCACCAAATCCCCCATATATGTGATATCCATTTAAATATATTTTACGGAGCATGTAACCATCACCATCAGGATTATCAGTACCTGCATATGTTGCTACAAGATGATACCATTTACCCAGTATTAAATGATTACCAGAGCCGGGGTCTGTTCCTTCGCCACTATCCAATAATGTGTTTTTTAAATCTGAATTACCTGAATCATCAAACATAGTTTCCCAAGTTACGCCTTTTAATTCTGAACTGCCTAAACCAAACCATGGTTTTGATGCATTTCTTATTCCAAAGTCAAATCTGGCATGTGTATCTCTTTTCCAGCCAATAGGAAATGAATCCTGATAGTTTTGGTCTGGTCTCCACCAAAATGATATAGTAAATCCTGATTCTGCAAGTGGTTTTCTGTCAGAACTTGAAAAGCCTTTATTTGTAGGATCATTAGGAGTAAACGATGTTGCGACCAAATCTGCGCGGGCGCCTACTGCATCATTGCCAGTGAATGATAATGCATAATTAACAGCAGCATCGATCTTGGGAGACTTCCCGCGCGTTTTCTTACGCCGTGCAGACATTAGATTATCGCGCTTAAACATTTCCATCGCCCGCTCAAAATCCAATTCAGCGAGCCTTTGATTGAAAGGAACGGATAACCACGTATCCCAATCAAGCTGTTGAAGAGAGGGTTCGCGATTTTGGATTATAAACCTTATTTCTTCAAGCTTATTATCCTTTTGGGTTTGATTTTTTATCTGAGTCATTAAAGCGTCAAACTGGTTATCCCATTTTTGATCTGCTATTTTTTGCTTTCTTTTAAGATACCTCTGATGAAGGCGCTTATCTTCCTGTTGTTCCACAAGAAGGCGCGCCCTTGCAGCAATTTCTTCCTGTTCGCGAAGTTCGGCCTCTATCTCAGCAACTCGTTCTGCCTCTTTTTCAGCTTCCAATTCAGCTTCGCGCCGCATTTTTCTTTCCAGTTGTTTTTGTTTACGCCTCATATATTCTAGAGTTATTGCCATTTATAGCCCTCGCCAATTTTCAAGTAGGAGTTTCATGAGTTATCTATTGCCTGCATCATCTTAGCCAATGCTCCGCTATCATTCATGCGGTGGTCATCGCCCGCTATAACTAGTTCGGCGCCGAACATCTTCGACAATAGTCTGCTGTCTGCAAAGGCTATTACCTCGTCATCAGGCGAATGAAGAATAATTGTATTGGGAGCAATAGTACAACCAGGGCAATACTTTTTCCACGCCGGCGCAATTAAAATCATTTTACGTGCAGGAAGATTAGCGGCCATAGCAACTGCTCCTCCCCGGGACGAACCAACTATGATATCTGGTTGTTCTTCATCATATGCCTCTTGGGCTGCGCTGATACTATCGTTCCAACTGTTCGCAGGAAGAATTGGCTCAATCACTTCGTAGCCAGCATCTGAGATGGTCGTGGGCTTTCTTCCGCCTGGGGTTGATTCAAGTCCGTGTAAAAATAGAATTTTCATTTTGGATTCCCAAGCATAATCTTGAGAATATCTTTATTGGGACCGATGTCTCTCGTATACCAGCCGTCAATGCCAGGATGCTTTCCTTCTGGGTGGGGTCCGAGCCATTTGATAGACTTATTAGGACCCAATACTTGCTGTACTTTTTCGGGGTCGGTGACCGCCGGGATATCATAATATTTTATCATAATATCCGCAATTTTCTTGGACATTTCCGCATAGTGTCCCGGTTGTGATAATAATTCGGCAGTCCTGCTAATATAGGCATCTTTTCCAGACTTGGACCCGTCATGACCTGCGACAGTCATCTTTGAGCCGGCCGGCTTTGTTTTGGAAACACGAAGTGCATCTGGTTCCGGATCATCATCGATGTCAATAGCTCCCCACTGATCATGATCGCCAGGAAGATCGCCAGAGTTAGCAAAATCAAAATTGCCTCCTATGGCAGCATATGCAACATCAATCAGATCATATAATTCATCAGATAAGTCTACATTAATCGGATGTTGTGCGGCTTTGATATCACTGGGTGAAACATCGGCCCATTGATTCTTGGGATGATCAAAGTCTTCCCATTTTTTCTCGTTTAAAAACTTCCGCCAATTTTCAAGTAGGAGTTTCATTCTCTGCTCCACAGAACATTGCCTTCGGCATCTTCAATGCGTAATGGCCAAATCTTTGTTTCGCCATTGTATTTTAAAGCCCGGGCAGGCGGGAGAGCCTGCTTCTCAAACTCTTCATATTTTGTGGGGTCCAATTCATGAAGTTTAGATGCCACCATTCCCAACAGTTCACCAGTGCCAATATCAATTCCGTAGTCTTCTCCATGTATGTCACTATCCCACGAAGCGCGAGAATCCCATCGAGCAACAGTCTTCCTCCCGCCCTGGAGGCCAAGTGCTTTTTTATCAACACTCAAATGACTGTCAAGCTTTTTTGTTATAATACCTAGGGCTTCACCATTTTGTTTAAAGTAATCAAGGTTACCTTCGATAAAACCAATAAGCCCCTTAGCATACAGTTCATAATCAATATCAAAGTTTTGAGGAGTAACTGGTTCGTCAACCACTACTATAATGGGCTTGCCTTCGACCTCCTCCTCTTTCGAAGCGCCCTTCATGCCGTAAACCAAGCCTTTAATATAATGATGGGCATCCTTTATATCGGTCCAAAGATAGAAGCCTCCACCTTGACCAAAGCCCCCAGCGCGCGTTGGATCGATCCCGTTATCAATAAATGAACGAACAATGCTGTTATTCTCACCAGACAAGGTGGCGTGGTAAAGCAGCCCAGATCCTTCTTGGTTTTCATTTATGAACTCTCGCCAATTTTCAAGTAGGAGTTTCATTTATATGTTTTTCCAAATATTTCTCTGCCCACAACGCCGTAGTCACCCACGCCGTATTGAACTAAATAGTCTCCTGCTTCGCCTTGTAATAAATCATCTGACCATGATACTTTAACTTGGAAGGGCTCAGCCATTTCTTTAGCAAAAACAGGAATGTTTTTCTTTGCGGCTGTTCCGTCGCCTAAATCATCATAAGTCTCTGCAAATTTCTCTGCGGGGATCGGCCATTGTTCACCTTCAGTGCCGGTCATGATAGCATCGCCGGCGGTTGCGTTTACTGGACCTTCTTTTGTTTCAATGGTCTCGTCTGTTTCTGCATATCTAAATTCTAAGGGAATAGGCAATTTTGCCGTTTCAAAGCCGTCTTGTGATAAATCAGGATTATCGTCTAATCCGATTGTCTCCGTCAAATACTTCCGCCAATTTTCAAGTAGGAGTTTCATTTACAATCCTCTGGGATTAAAAAATAATATCCATTTTTTGTAAAATCGCTGCGGTCAAGGATCTCAATATCTCCGTCACCGCCGCGCCCAGTTCCCATGAAACCCGGAAACGCAGTTATTAGAGAAAGTAGAGGCTTTCCACCTATGTTGCCAATAGAGGGAGCAATAACTGTTAATTTATCGGTTACTTGCCCGGGATTATTGCCTTCGCGTTTAATTTTAACAATTGTACCATCATTCATCGTGTAATCTTCAAGTCCGGCGACTTCTTCAGGTGTTGTTTTGACTAATCTCTCCATTCCAAGTCCAGAAATCCCCGAAGGCATAGCTAGCGCTTTTCCTTCCGCAGGGGGCATTTGGGCTACAATATTGAGAATTGCTTTCTTTATCACTTCCTCATCTTGGAGAAAAAGAGAGCCTGGAAAACATTTATCTTGGTGGCGCTCGGCTATGTGGGAAACCCCCGACATCAGGAGATATTTATCCCCCATATCGTAGACTGTCTCCTCAGTTGCACTAACTTTGCCTTTTAAATAAGGATTTTGATCAATAATAGATTGAATCTCTTCAAAAGGAGGTGAGGTCTCATTCAAAAACTCTCGCCAATTTTCCATTAAAAGTTTCATTGGACTTCCACTCCCATGGTATTTAGTCCTCCTCGACTCCATTCGTGGTGCATAATATGACCAGTTTGATTATAGTCGAGCCAGCCTAGCGCATGCCCAAGCTCGTGTTCTAGAATTCGGTCGGCTTCGCCCCATGTATTTTTAAGCGCAATTTTGGCTTTCAAAATCTCTCGGGTTTCTCGGTCAATCCACGACGTTGTGGTGGCGAGCGCTGGCTCTCTGTGTGTTCCGTCAATCAAATCAATGATTATTGTATTATATGAAAATATATCTTCAATACAATGTCTCGATACATCATTATAATATATCCTACCAAAACTATAACCTAGTTCTCGCCAAAAGTCAAGTCCTTTTTCTACTCTCCGCTGAGAAATGGGTGCGGTGGTGCACACACGGATGTCGGGGGTGCCCTGCCATCCTCCTTGACTTTGTGGGCCACGATTAAAGAACGAAGCATCAATAGTCTCTGATACTTTATGGAGTTGGCGTTCTTCATGCGTAGTTGTCTCTTGCACTACGATGACAGGCGCGTTGGTGCACCCCAAGAGTAGCAACAAGGACATCATAACAGACTTTGCACCCACCCACGAATGGTTGTTTCATTCCATCCATTAATACCGTATTGTAAAACCATCTCTCGGTCGATTACAACTAGTGTTGGCCAACCGGTGCACGGATAACCCGTTTCAGCGGTTAGATCTACTAAGCTTCGGTCGCCTACTAGCACAGGCACTTCGATGCCGTATACCGTAGCCCAATGCTGGATATCAGCTAATGTGGGAGGATCGCCTGTAGCATTATCAATTAAGATAGTTAGCCAGATAAAGTTTTCCGCACCATAATCATTGAGCCACTCATCACCTTCTTGTGCGATGTTGTTACACACCCCACACCAAATTGTTGACAGATCAATTACAATAACCTTTCCGTGATAATCGTATAGACTCACCATATCTCCATGCTGATCCATCAATTCAAAATCACAGGGATGATCTCCTGGTTTTTGTGAACAAGTCTCCCAAGTTACCCAAGAGCGATCATCGCTATCGGTGGGGGAAATTGTAATAGCAGAATCATCTACCTGGGGGATAGGTGGGGTTGTGCTATCGTCGGTAGTTAACTTGGGCTTGCATCCTGCAATACCAAACACTAACGTTGTGCATGCTACTAACAAAAGCATAAATGCACATGCTTCGATTAATCTCTTTCTCATTTTCTCTTCCTTTAGTTAAAATTTTGTTTCCATCTTTTTAGTGCCCAATCGGCATCATATTTTTTGTTCTCGTCCAAATTCTGTCGATACGCTACGGGCTTCATGTTGTTTAGTGCGTGAGCCATCGCTTTCTCGAAGCGCGCCGCAATATCATCTTCGTCGTCGATCTCTTCAACGAGAGCGCGAAATAATTCTACACGTTCAGTGGGGTCATCGGCTGTAACTTGAAAAGTAAATGGAAACCGCAGCGTCCCACCAATATTCGTTACTTTCTCGGGCACGATATCCAACTGAAAGTCTATGCCTGTCGTTTTCTGCAACGCATGCAAGAATTGAGTGCGTACCAGCAATCTAAATTCCCGGTCTTCAAGAATCCCCAATAACACTTCAGGATTGATATTTAACTCTTCGGGATCAAAGTCATGTGTAACGGTGGCGGTGGCTTCATAGGAGTCTTCATATTCTCCGTCTGTTCGGAGATCCCATTCATAAGAGGTCAGTTCGTCGTTTTCAATATCCATGGCTAACTGCATGTAGGCGCCCCCTTGAAGCCAGCCTTGGCGTTTAAAAAAGGTGGAGAGAACAGCCTTGAGTCCTTCTCGAACATCATCTATCTTGTTAATTTCCAGACAATATTCTTCGAAGCCGTCTGGCGAGTGAGTTACCCCAGTATGTACTAAATCAACTTCGATAGACGTACCGT